TTCATACGCTTCCTCCATGATATTTGTAGACACTACATATACGCGGGAAACATCTACGCCGCACATCTCTGCGTAACCTGGCACCCACTCTTCTGCTGCAATCCATACAGTCGTAAACTCTGGATCGCGACGTTGATTAGCAGCAATAGTCTTAAGAGCAAGCGCGGTCTTGCCATTGCTTGCCTCTCCAATAATTTCGTGCCACTGATTAGACGGCCATCCGCCACCTAAAGCAACGTCTATCGCAACTGAACCCGTTGTTAGACGGCTACCAGTTTGGGTAATATCTGAACCAAGAACGATGGTGTCATCGCCCATCTTCTTGTTGATTGCACTAAATACTTTTGCTAGATCGCCTGTTAATGTGCTCATCCTAAGAACCCTCCGTCTGCCCCGATTGCGGGCTTAGTGCCATTAAAAGTACCTGTAGGTATCTGGCGTGCTGGTGTTGCTGGCCCTGCTGAAGACTGACCAGGGGTAATAATTCCTTTACCTAGACCACTACCTGACTGTTGAAGTGGGTAGCCGCAATCGTAGCACCTTGGTGTTGCTCCTTGAACACTGCCATAGTTACCACTGCCACACCCTGGGCAACGAGGTGCTTGAGGGGTTGCCTGTTGTGAGGGTGGATACTGCGGCTGTTGTGGTTGTGCATAGGTAGCAGGCTGTGGTGCAGCATACTGTGGAGCCTGCTGCGGTTGCTGAGGTACTGGGTTACCTAATTTGCGTGAGAACCAATCTGAGTTACTCATCTATTCCTCCAAAGTCAAGAACATCTGCTCCTACTGTATTAGTTTCAATCATACCTAAGTGAAGACCAATTGAAAAGGCGCCCATTAAAGTAGATAGTGCTACCGCTTTATAGACAGCCAGTATCTCATCACTATGCTTTTCTAACTCATGGTCTTCCATATCATCTGAATTTATTGCCTCAGCTAGATGAAGCGCTACCAAAGATTTGGCGCTGATATCCGCAATAGACTCTAAGAATGGAAAGAGTGGGGCGACAGCTTTTACTCTATCTCCGCTGTCTTCTAGTTCTTTACTCTCGCCCTCTTCACTAATGCGACTAAGCCCTACCATTTCAGCAAGGTCATTGATGTTGTCTACAAGTTCGGTGTCATAGAGGTACCAACGGTAAACCGTACTAAGCGGAACCTCTTGAGTAGTAATCTCAAACTCATCTTTTTTATTTCTTCTGAAGATGCTCATCCTTTAGCATCACCCCATTTCTGAACCACTTTAATGTCAGCGATCAGTGGGACATCTAGAAAGTAAATCTCTTCCATAGCCTCGCGGATAGCTTCGCGTGTTTGATCTACTACAGAGTCTGGAGTCAAGGTCACGATTTCATCGTGCACGGTTAAGATAATTCTTGCCTCGGCAGGTATCTTCTCGTAGGCCCTAATCATAGCAAGTTTGATTATGTCTGCGGCAGACCCCTGGATACGCGTGTTGAAGGCCTGGCGCTCGGCGCTAGACCTAAAGGCAGGCACCTTGGACTTAATATCCGGCAGGTATCTGCGGCGCTTTAGGATGGTGGATACATAGCCAGTATTACGGGCTACCCCAATAACCTTGGCGCGGTACAGGTCTACGGAAGGGAACTTGGCGGCAAAGTCTGTGAGAAGGGTCTTAGCCTCCTGGATAGTACAACCGATCTGGCGCGAGATCTTATCTGGCCCTACGCCATAGGCAATGGCTAGAACTAAGACCTTACCAGCCTTGCGGTCTACTCCCATGGTGTTACCAACGGTAGTGTAAATATCTCCGCCAATGCGATAATTTTCAAGCATAATAGGATCACCTGACATAGAGGCAATAATACGCGGTTCAATCTGGGAGTAGTCAGCCACTACTAACTTGTAACCTTCTGGAGCATAGAACAGGTCTCGAATCATCTTGCCGTAGTTCTTCTCCTCTGGCACCTTATCGTTAGGCGCAGGAATGTTCTGAAGGTTAGGGTTGGAGCTAGAGAAACGACCTGTCTCTGTACCCCAAGGCTTAAAGTCTCCATAGATCTTGCCATTGATGAGCATGCTCTCACGCTCTTCAATCTTCTCTTTACCATTGACAGACTTAACTACTTCCCCGCCAATGTAAGGGATGATGTAGGTGCTAAGAAGCTTGTTGATTTCCGCGTACTCAAGCATGGCTCTTACAAGTTCATCATCTGGGTGAGCCTCAAGTGCCTCTGCAGATACTGAGTAGTCAGAGTAAGTGCGCTTATCAGGCTGGGTCTTCTCACCTTTACCCGTAAGGATTGTTGGCTTAAGACCACGATTGCCCTCTGATACTGGGCCGTAAAGAAGTTCTTGCTTTTCAGCATTGGAGTTAAGGTTAAAGACCTTACCGGCAATGCCGTAGATCTTTGTCTTTACTTGTTCTATCTCTGTTTCAAGTTTAGTGTGTAGATCCTTTAATAAGTTAACGTCAATAGCCGCGCCTGTAAGTTTCATCTGGCATAGAACCTTTAAAAGACTCATCTCAAGATCCATAACCTTATCAACCTCAGCATCTATCAACTTAGGCGTAACAACCTGCCACAGTAGAAATGTGTACTTAGAATCTAGGTATGAGTACTTGGCAACTTCATCAAAAGAATACTCTTCAACCTTGTGGCCAATGCCCTTCTCCATGCTGAACCCTAGGTCACGCTTAAGGCAATCATCTAAGCCAAGCTTGCCACTGTTGCGGCTGTCATATAAGAAGGAGCCGATCAAGGTATCAAAGTAAGGACCTGCAGGGATTACTCCATCGTAGTGTTTAGCCACGGAGCATAGGTCAAAGATTAAGTTGTGACCGATAGTTAAGATATCTTCATTAAACATCAATGGCTTAAGCGCTTCAAAGACCTCTGCTGGGAATAGTTGTTTAGGTGCTGGGCCAAACTTCTTCACGTGCTTCTTCTTATCACGTGAGTAGTCGTAGTCTCTGGCGGGTAATCCTTGATCTACACGCTTCTGACCCTGACCTGTTAAAGGCTTGATTGATTCTAAGAACTCACCATTAGGGTGGCCCATAGGAATAACATCACCGCGACCGCGGGTAGCAAAAGAAATCCAAAGCACTTCGTTAACTGCAGGTATACCTCTATGTTGACCAACAGTTTCTACGTCAAATGCAAACGCATCTTGCTTGAGATAGTAAGCAACCATCTCATCTAACTGATCTTTAGTCGTAATAATATTCAAGTGTTGTCCCCTATAAAGTTAGAGACCGATGGAAGGGGGGCACCGGTCTCTAACAGCTATGTGTTTTTAGAGCAAAGAGTCTGCAATAGCCTCTAGCTCATCCCAAGTAGGTGTCTTGATATCAGCGCGTGTGTAAGGCTGAACTGATGCAATGAAGGCTTCTGCAGCCGCTTCATCAATCTGCCAGTCTTCCATCAAGTCACGGCCCTTTACTGGGTTGATGTGGTAAGCAGTTGTCTGTTGCTTACCTGTACGGCTCACTGCCCAATAGTTACGGGTGAGTGGACCTTGTGGGGAGAAGTGTGCTGCGTGAAGCGCTTTCCACAAACGTGGTGATGCAATAAGCATCTGACGCTGTGGTCCACCTTCAGCAGATAGGTTGACAATAGAGAAGGCGCGCTTCTCTTCTGGCTTGCTGCCAAGCTTGATGCAAAGTGGGTCGTTAGCACCTAGAGAGATGTACGACTTCTGTCCTTCTTTGTTAGTAAGGAAGTGCTGCTTGTAGACGGCAAATGGGCCATCTTGATCAAGGAACTTGATTACTTGGAAGCCGCCATCAGTAAACTTAAAGTCTTTGGCGTATCCCTGTGAAACAGGTGTGATCTTTTCTCCAGCTTCCCAACCTGATTGGATGGCTGCTGAAGTTGACTGCGCTGGGCGGTCATTGATTGCAGATGCACTGAACTCGTCAGTGGTTGGCAGATATGCTTCTGTGCGATTTACGGACATTATTTTTCCTTTGTTAGTTTGTTTTTGTTTCATCAGCCCGGATGTTACTCCACGCTTCAGCGATCTCATTACTGAGGTGCTGATGTTGAGACCAGTCTATACGCTTTATCTCCAGTATGCCAGCCTTGTCAAAGAGGTCAATGACCGCCTCAATCATAGCCCGCGAGTAGAGACGAAGCCCTTGATGGTCTTTCCCGTTAATGTCTTTCTTAGCGGGAAGTCTATAGGGTGCGGAAGGAAGATAACCTTCCTTGATCCATGAACGGATAGTGATGATAGGTCGTCCAAGGGCTGCAGCAAGTGCGCCAATGGTAAACATATCTACGTCTGTTCCGTTAGGAAGTGTGCGCTTAGTAGGCCGTGAGTCCCAGTTAGGAGACACAACAACCTCTGGTTCTTTCTTTACTACTGCCTTGCGCTTCTTCTTACTACCTGGGTAGTACTCATCAAGGTCAGCAAACGCTTTGTCAATAAAGTCTTCGGTCATTTGTTCTCTACGATAAACGCAAACGTCTCCTTAGCAGGAAACATCGTGTCAATATCCTCTTCTGTAAGGTAGCCCTCATAGAAAGCGGCCATGATTGCTGCTTCGTCAAGGGTTGGAACCATCTTGATACAGGTATTTTTAATACCTTTATCTGTGAGGATCTTATCGGCAACGTCCATATCAAGGGTCTTAGACACTCGGCGCTGCTTAGTAACTTTAATGTTGCCTAGGTTAGCGTCCTCAAACTGGATGACCCTATGGCCTTTATCATCTGGCTCAAGTGCATCAATCTCTTGAGTCATACGGCTTTTCAATTCGCTTTGGCGATCTGCCAACATACCCATCTCACTCTTTAAGGCGAGGAACTGACGGGCGCTTTTCTTTAGCTCTTCTAGATTCATTTAGTACCCCCTAAGAAGCACTACATTAGTTCTAGTCTAGAGGCTTGTCAACCTTGATGTACTTCTCAAGGGCGTCGATAATGACGCTGGTGACTGTAACGCCCTCCTTGGCAGCCTTCTTCTGGACGGCAAGCCAAATATCATCCGAGACGCGGATGGTACGGGTCGGTGTCTTAGGTGCGTTAGGCATCCTTAAATTATACAATAGAACTCTGCAAGAACTGCTTTAAGCTCCCTGCAGACATCTCTACGCCACCATCCTCAGTAATACCCTCACCATCAATAACCGCGCTAGCCAAAGCATTTTTCTGCTGTAG